AACACTACATGCTATGAAGTTTATAGGTCCACCATTTACGTTTGGTTTGCAAGAACTATCAAAGAACATAACTATTATGAGTCCTTTTTCTGCGATAGCTGTTGAAGATGCAGTGTATTGGATGGGTGTTGATACATTTTATGTTTATGCTGGAGGTCAAACAGTGCAACTACCATGCACCGTGAAAGATAAAGTGTTTTTAGATTTTAACTTTGAAGAACGAGACAAGGTGCATGTAGGACTTAATTCTGAATTTAGTGAGATCTTGTGGTTTTACCCATCATCTGCTGGTACAGAAATAGATAAATATGTTGCATATAATTATGTAGAAAAAGTTTGGTACTATGGCACACTTGTAAGACAAGCATGGCTTGATAGAGGTATAAGAAACTTACCACAAGCCACTGGTAATCAGTATCTTTACAACCATGAAGTAGGATTTGATGATGATGGATCTGCTATGACATCCTTTATAGAATCTTCAGCTATTGATGTAGGAGATGGTGATAAGTTCTTGTTTATAAAGCAAGTTATTCCAGATATTACATTCAACGGATCTACAAGTGTTAACCCAGATGTATCTTTTACAATGAAATCAAGAAACAATCCTGGTGCTAATTTTAATGAAACAACTCAAGTTACAACACAGAGATCTGCAACCAGTCCAGTAGAGCAATTTACAGAAAAGTTAAATTATCGTTTACGAGGTAGGTCTTTTGCTTTAAGGATTGATTCCACATCACTGGGAACAAAATATAAATTAGGCACACCTAGAGTAGATATAAGAGAGGATGGTAGACGCTAATGCTTATAACCAGTATTCCTCAATATATTCAAGGTGTGACAAATGCAAAAGTAGATCTAACCACAACGGATCTTACAATTTTGTTTACAGTTCCTAGTGATGCCGATTTCAACGCAGCCGTTGTAAACTCTATATTAGTGGCAGAAGATAGTGGCAATGCAGATACAATTACTGTTCAACTTGTTAGTGGTAGTGATACATTTGTTTTGTTCAATGTCAAAGCAGTAGGAGCTAACACAACTGTAGAATTACTTACAAGAGATCTGATATTACAGAGTGGAGAAGTATTAAAAGTGCAGGCCGCAACTGCAAACAGATTGCATGTTGTGGCGAGTATTCAAGAGTTATCGAAGACAAGAGTGACAACGAGTGCGTTATCTAGAATATAACATTGAACAAAACTGTAATTATTGATAGAGTATTGAATCATGGGTATTTTTAAAAGTTTTAAAAAGATTCTTAAAAAAGCAGCGCCAGTTATAGGTGGAACCATCGGTTTTGCTCTTGGTGGTCCACTCGGTTCTGCTGCCATAGGTTCTGCTTTGGGTGCTGGTATAGGATCACTCGCTGCAGGTTATGACACAGATGACGCATTGAAGGCGGCACTTCTTGGTGGTATTGGTGGATACGCTGCGAGTGGTAGTTTTTTCACTCCAAAAGCCGCGGCACTTCCCACACAATATGGATCTGGAGCCATGGCGACTGGTGAACTAGCAGATATAGCAGTGAAGTCAGCAGATGCTCCAAGTTTTTTTGACAAGGCAATCGATTTTGCAAAAGAAAATCCATTAACAACTACTGCGGGTATTGGAACTTTAGCAGCACTAGGTGCAGAAGAACCAGAACAGCAACAATTTAAACGAAGACCAGATCCAGTTGGTAAATCTGTTTTAGGTATTGGCTTTATTGGCGATAAGAGTTATGATCTAGATGACGATGAAGAAAGAAAGAAGTATTTTGAAGACCTAAGAGAAAAACAAGGTATTATGCCAAGAGACAGAGAAGTAGGTATAGACCCAATATTCTCTGCTAGTGGTGGTGAGGTGAACGGACCTGGAACAGGCACAAGTGATTCTGTACCAGCAAGGCTATCAGATGGTGAATTTGTACTAACTGCAAAGGCAGTTAGAGGAGCAGGTGGTGGAGACAGAGACATTGGAGCTGCAAGAATGTATGAGATGATGTCTGAACTAGAGAGGGTTGCGTAATGGCTACACAAACAGTTATACAAGAAGCAAGACTACCAAAGTTTCAAGAAGACTTTTTAGCAAACATTTTCACGAGTGCACAGAAACTAGCAGATGACGGCACTATGCCTTTTGCTCCATCAAAACTAGCAGATCTTTCTCAAGGGCAACAAAAAGCAATAACATCAGCACTTCAAGGTGTTGGCTCTTTTCAACCTTTTCTGCAACAAGGAGCACAAGCCATTGGACAAGGCATTGGACAGTTAGGAACTGCACAACAATATGTTGCAGGCGCTGGATTTTCTCCAACAGATTTTCAACAATTTATGGATCCGTTTACAGAAGAAGTTATAGCGGCTACACAAGCTGATATAGCAAGACAAGGTGCTATGCAACAGAATCAATTAGGTGCAAGTGCCGTGGGCGCTGGTGCATTTGGTGGATCAAGACAAGGTATTGCACAAGGTGAAATTGCAAGAAATGTCATGGATCAACAAGCAAGAACTGGTGCACAATTAAGATCACAAGGTTTTGCACAAGCACAGAACTTAGCTCAACAAGCAGCACAACAACAATTAAAACAAGCACAACTTACTGGACAGTTGGGTCAAACTGTCGCGGGTCTTGGTACACAAACCGCGGCTCTTGGTCAATTAGGGCAACAAATGGGTGTGCAAGATATAAATACATTACTTGGAATAGGTGGTCTGCAACAAGGTCAAGCACAAAAACAACTTGATATTGATAAACAAAATCTATTAGCTCAACAAGCATTGCCTTTCCAAAAAATAGGTTTCTTATCTGATATTTTCAAAGGTGTGCCATCGTTGCAACAAACTGCAACTACAACTAGTATGCCTCGTCCTAGTACGAGTTCACAACTTCTTGGATTAGGAATCGCGGGTCTTGGAGCAGTAGGACAAGCTGGTGGTTTTAATAAATTTTTTGGAAGAGCATAATGATAAGAAACGTATTTGACAGACCAATGTTTAGGGTGCCTGGTGTAGATAATAGACCTTCTGGCATCATGGCTTCTGGACCACAGTTAATGCAGGCCTCTTTTGATCCATTTAAACCATCTCAATTTTCTGTCATTGGTAAAGCTCAAGCAATGGAAAGAGAGGGTCAGAGAACAGACGATCCAACATTCGATGCTGCCACAGACATTGCAAAAGAAATAGAAGAAACAAACAAAAGAGTATTGCAAGACCTACAGAATCCTTTTGGAGATACTCGTGAAGAAGAGCCAGTTGATGATGCTGCTACATTAATTGCAGAAGATGAAGCAGATGACCGTGAAGACGAACCAACAAGTGATGCTGCTACATTGTACAAGAGAGATATTCCAGGATTAACTTTAGATAAAACCAAACAAAAGGTAAAAGAACTATCTGGTCAAATACAAAATCTTTATAACAACTATACCACTGATCTAGAAAATTTAGGAAACAGAGATATTTTTGGTACAACCATGAACGAAGCAGTAGATAATTATAGAACTGCCTTGGGTAAAAAGCCAAAAGAACTAAACTTTGCAGATGTTAAGGATGATGTGTTTGAAGTTCTTGGTTATGACAGAGAAACATTAGATGAAAATCTATCTAAAGATCAACAGTCTGCCATTTGGTTGAATGTAATGAGAGCTGGTCTTGCAGTTGCAGCTGGCGAAAGTCCTAATGCTTTGACTAACGTAGCCAAAGGATTTGGTGTAGGTCTTGAAGGATATGGAAGAGATATAAAAGATCTTAGAGATGATTACAGAGAAGATCTAGAAAAGTATACAACTACTGCATACACCATGTTGAAAGATGCCAAGGCAGAAGAACTTGCAAAGAATACGCTAAATTTACAAAGAGCAGCCTCAGAGTTTCAGATAACAAGTCAGTTCTTTGGTCAAGAAAGAGAGAACTTATTGAGTCAACTTAACAGAGAAGTGGCTCTTAGAAACATGAAGATAAATACTCTAAAAGCGTTCTCTGAGTTAGAGTTTGAAAAACAGAAGTTTGATATCAGTCAAGATCAATTTGAAGAGTCACAAAAAATAGCTTTTCAAAAGTTAAAAATGATGGAAGATCCGTTGATACAAGGAGCTATCATCGATGGATATGTTAAACTTATTGACCCAAGTAAACCTGCAACGTCTGATAATTTAGAACCAACTCAAAAATTTAAAGATAGTAACAAAAGTTTATTAGATATATTAAAGAAACAATCCACTACAACAAAGTTAACTCAATCACAAGTCGCTGAAACAAAGTACGGAAAAGCACCCGCGTTTGGAATAACTTATGTTGGAGATACATCAAAGATTCCCGAATCACTTAAAGAGATAGTTGGACAAAGAGTCAACGCTCTTGCTGCAAGTGGTTCTGGTTACAATAAAGCTCTCTCTGGTGATACAGGTGCTTTAGGTGCAGGCAGTGCACTAGCTCAAGTAATCAGTGCGTATGATGGTATTAATGATGCTCGAGTAAAAATTGATTTTAATAAACTAAATCCTGTGATTAAAGCAGCAATCAAAGAAGGAGAAGGAGATGCTTATGAAATATTTAGGGACAACCTCTCTAAGTTTATAAGTATTCCTAGCATACAGCCCAAGGGTAACTAATGTATACATACAGAGTCGGTAATGAAGACTACACCTTTGCAGAGGAAATAGGACAAGAAGAAGCAGAGAGAAGAATTAACGCATTAACTTCTCCTCCTAGTGATAAAGGTCCACGGTACGAGGGTTTTTTTACAGAAGCCGCAGAGGGTGTTTTATCTGGTGTAACAAAAATACCAGAAGGTATCATTTCAACTGGAACTCTAATATCAGATGCCATCACTGGAGGCAATGCAACTGGAGCCGTTGAAGCATGGTTCGATAACTTAAGAGAAGAAGCAGGTATAGATCCAGAAGGTGCGGCGGGTAAGGTAACAGAAGCACTTGTGCAGTTTGGTATCCCAGGTCTTTATGCAGCGTCTGCTATTTCTAAAGTTGGTAAGTTAGCAACTGGTACTGGTAGAGCTGGTAGTTTACTCAGACCAGATAGATTTATAACTGCTCCTATGACTAGAGGTACAAGCACACTTCTAAAAAAGTTTGCACCTAAGACAAAAACTGCTCTGACTAATATAGAACGAAGACGAAGAATACGAGAGGGTGAAGTAAAGATCGGAACCAAAAGAGTTGGTGAAACTGATGCTCGTGATTTATCTCCGTTTCCTTTCAAAAAATCAAGAGACATTGAAACCAAATCACAAAAGGTTGGAAGATACGCAGTATTGGCAACTGGTGCTGGTTTTGCAGATGCCATAGTTTCTACAGACGATACACAGACTCTTGGTGATTTCTTCGAAGCAGGTCCTACTAATACAATAGATGCCGTAGGAAAAGAGGGACAAGAAAGAGCTTTTGCTAAAATACTTAACAAAATGAAAGTTGGAATAGAAGGTGGAGTTGCAACTGCCGTGCTACCTCCAGCATTTTTAGCGTCCTTGAATGTTGCGAACAGAACCCTAGCAGCACGACCCGCGGAGCTTTTGGATAAAATAAGTCCAACACTAGGGGCGGGTCTTGGAAAAGCATTACCCACTGGTAAAGAGACAACAGTTCTTGATCTGGCTAGTGGATTTACTGTGCCTTTGGCAAGAGAAGGGATCAAAGCAGCGACTGCAAATATACTTCGAAGAGAGCAAGATATATTAACAAGAGGTTTAGTTGGAGAAGATTCAGTAGGAACAT